GTCCGTTTTGCAGCCTTTCGTCCCGTGTCGGGCTTCTTTTCCGCCTCCTTTGCCGTTTTCCCGGTGCGTTTGACAATCTTTGTTTTCTTAATCTCCGGTTCCGGCGTTTGTTCCGGGGCAACCGCATCCGCTTTGACGGTATCGGCGGCGTCCGTGGTTTCGTCCGGGGTCGCCTCTTTGGGGGCTTTCGTCTTAATCAATTCCGCCAAAGACAACGATATTACATTTTGGGACAAATCCGGGTTATCGTCCAAAACAACCATACCATTAACCGCCGTAAACGTATTATCCCGCTTTTCGTCCTCAATGGCGGCAATCTCCAACAGATAGGGGATTTTGCGTATATTGGGGCTTTCGGTTTGCTCTTTCAGATTGTAAGACGGTTTTTTGCGCCAATCTTTCGGGCTGAAATTGAAAATACGGGTAACGGGGAATTGCTCAAAATTGACGTTCCACATATCCCGGTACATTCCCAATTGTATTTCGCTTTCCTCGTAGAAGCCTTTGCGCCCGCTTTTGAAATCGACAATTGCGTTAATCCGGTCGTCGCTTCCAATCTTTGCCCGCATGGTACACGGGCAATCAATCATTCCGGCGTACTTGTAATACGGGTGTACCAACGCAATTTCAACGGCTAACGGTCGTACATCATAATCCAATACGAATTGCGCAAACGCCAATACGTCCTTTTTCAAATCGTCGGCGTAATAAATAAAGTCGTCCGGCAATCGGTAAACCTCAATGTATTCTTTTAGTTTGCCTTTTAGCCCGTCCAAATCATACGCTCGGTTAATCAATAATTCCTCAAATGCGGCGTGCATAAACGTTCCATACGCCGCCCGTTCGCCTTTGTATCGCTCGGCTTCCTCAATGCCTTTGTTCGCAATCCAATTTATAAGGTGCGGGGCTTTGGGTAATGTTTGGGACAATATAGTTGTAACCGACGGGAAAAACTCCGGGTTCCCGGCGTCGTCATATCGGTAATAATATCGGTGTCCCTTGCTGTTTAACTGCCAAACCTTATACGGGGGTTCAATCAATGTTTTTTCGTCGAAAAACATTGCCGTCATTTCCTCAACCGTCATGCCCGGTATTATCTCAAACACTCCGGTTGGTTGTTCCGGTTGAACATCAACGAACGGGGGAATAATTGTTTGTTGTTCCTCGTTAATCTCCGGGAACATATCCGGGGCAACATTGCCGACGGTTCCCGCAACCTCTTTTACCGGGTCGCCCGGTTTATCGCTCTTTGCTCTCATTACTTGTACTTTTTATATTCTGAAATTCCACATAATACCATTGCGGCGCACATTGCCGCAAATAACAATTGCCACGGGTTCCAAAATGCGCCAATCAAATAACATAACCCCAATGCGCCAAACGTAACAATTAGGGCTTTCGCTTGAAACAACCCGGAAAACATGGTTTCGGCGGCGGCTTCCAACCATTCGATAAACTTACTTTTCATTGTTTCCGCCCTCCATGCCAAACAGGTAATCCGCCGTACAATCCAACATTTCGCAAAGAATAACGACCCATTCCGGGACAATCCGTTTGGTCGTGCCGTTACATAAATTCGTCATATTTACCTGTTGTGCGCTCTCGCTTGCACCCTCAAAAAGACGGGCGGCAATGTCTTTTTTCAAAACCTTTTTCCCGTTCGCCTCGGAACGGGCGATTGCTTCGTTTACTCTTAATCTCAATGCCATAACTTAAATTTTTTTGTTAATAACTTGGTTCGTTGCTCTCTTTGTATCCGCAATTGCGGCACGTTTTTTCCTCCCAAATCGGGCTATATTCCGGCGGGGTCAAATATCCGTCGCCTCCGGTACGTCTATACTCGCCGTCTGTAACCTCCATTTCCCCGCCACACTCCGGGCAATCATCGTCGCCAATCAATACACATTCCAACAGGGCGTCCAAATGGACGGAACGAACCGGGTAAATACCAATTTCCCGGATAACGTCCACCATTTCCACAACGGTAACATCCCGTTCGTAACAATCGGCGACCGGGAACCCCCAATTGTCGCTTATGTTCTCGATAATCTGTTTGTTGATTAACTCCGTAACGATTGTTTCGGATACTTGGTTGGCTGTTTTCCCGCTTTCGGTCGCCAACATCTTTAATTGCTCACTTTCTTTTATTTTCATATCATTTCCCGGTATCCCTCCGGGTAGGCTGTTAATCTTTTGTTCTGCAAAGGTAGAAAGATTTTTTTAATTACCAAAAATATAATCTTTGTTTTGCGAAATCATTTTTGCCGGGTGCGTGAAATATCCGGTTTTTAACCTACCTTTGCAATACCGCATTACCAAAAATCGCTCTCGGTTACTGCGTACCGAACCCCCGGCGTATCTGTTACGTCCGGGGGTTCATCTTTTCCAACGCCATTTGCGCCGCACAATAACAAAATCGGTATATATTGCCATAATATCCCGTTTGGTCGGTTATTTCCTCAATAACGCCCGCCGGATATTCCCCAAACGCCACATATTCGTATTGCGTTGGGTCTAACCCCAATGCGAACTCAAACGTAATGTCAATATATTTGTTCCCGACCCGGTTAAATGTGTGGTCGATTGGTGTAAATACGTTCGTTTTGCCCTCAACGTATTGCACCCGGTCGGGAAATAACAACGTCAGCAAATGCGCATTTTTATAACACTCTTTGACTGCCGGGCGAACCGTCCGGCGTATCAATTCAATTTCCCGTTCGTCGAATACGTCCGCCGCTTTTACGACCTCAACACGTTTTGCGACGGCGATTGTATCGGTAAAATATTGTCTTTGTCGGTCGGGCAAATCCAATCGTAAGAACGTCCGCATTTCCTCAATAATTACGCTTTCCATATCTTAACCCTTTGTAAACCCCTTAAATGCGACGTGGTAAACGTCGTATTGTTTTCCGGTAACATAAAATTCAATCATTCGGTCGTCGTTACCGACGTCGTTTATTGCAATGGTCGGGTATGGTTCCCCCGGCAATTGGTTAAAACAGTCCTCAATTTCCCGGTATCCCTCCGGGAACTCCGAACGGTCGGCGGCAAAAAACCGGGTTAAACTCTCTTTTATTCGATTCAACATTTCGTCCCCGTTGGGTTCAAAATGCGCTTTTATTTTATCCTGTCGTCTTAATGCAAATCGCATGGTTAATAAATACTTTTTTGAAACGTCCACGACCTTTGCGCACGTTTCGGGGTTAAACATTCCAATATGCGTATATTCCGGGGGTAATCCCAATTGGTCGGATAACCATTTGTACGCCTCCCGTCGCCTCATTAGTCCACGTTTGTACAATTCATCAAAATATCGGTGCGCTTCAATCTTACATCGGCGCAACTCGGCGTTTGCCAATCGACCCTTTGCCCGGTCGGTTCCCTTATGAACACCCACATACGCCCCGCATTGGGGACAATAATAAATCATTCCATAATCAACGCCGTAAACCTCAATACTATTTTTGTACTCGGTCGGAACGTGGCAATACGGGCAAAAACAAAAACGGGGTTGCAACGCTTGGTTACAATCCCCCCCCTGTTATTACTCTTTATATTTCCATTTATAGCCGCCCGCCGTGTTTAATGTTCCCCGTATTACTCGGCTTATACTTGTATGCGCTATCCCCGTTGCTCGTTCCGCCTCTCTTATACTTGAATAGGAACCAATCAAAAAACCGTCCTTTAATTGCTGAACTGGAATTTGCAGTTGTTTATATGGCTTTTGAATTATTCCGGCTTTTCGGTAACGCTCAATTGATATTGGATTATTGGAATTTTGTTTGCGTGTACACCAACGTAAATTATTTACTTGGTTATTTATCCGGTCGCCGTCGATATGGTCAATTTCCGGCAAATTGTCCGGGTTCGGAATGAAAGCCGCCGCAACTAAACGATGAACTAATATTGTTTTCCTTATGTTGTTATTGCTTAATACAATAAAAAAATATCCGTAACGGTCTTTTTTAGATTTTAATATTTTCTCTTTAACTATGGCAATTTGCCCGTTCTTTCTTACTATTTTACGGGATAATGATTTTATGCGCCCGTTGTTACTAACTTGGTATATTCCTATATACCCGGTTAAATCTTTCCATATTTCCATATTTGCCAACTTTATAAGTAAGCCAACATTTAAAAGAAACGGGAACGGGCTGTTGGCTTTTGCCCTTTTCG